GAAGCCTTGATATTAAACAGGTAGCATCTGACTTTTCAATTACATTTGGTCAAGGCAATGAGCAAAGAGTAACTGCTTTAAGAAAAGCAATAAATGATTTAATTGGTATTGGATTTACTGCTGATAGTAGTATTATTAAAAAACTACAAACTCAATTATTAGCTATTAGCCCAGATCAAATAAAGGCTCAAGGCAAGGAAGTTGGCGTAACTGCTGCATTAGGCATAGGTGAGGGATTAGCAGCTACATCGCCAGTAATTGCAAAAGATTTTGGCAATAGTTTAAAACTTCCTTTAACTGATTTTCAGATATATGTAAATGAGCAATTACTGCCTAAATTACAGACTAACTTTGAAACTTTCTTTAATGACATTTTAATGAATGGTAAGCTATCATTTGATAGTTTAGGCAAAGCATTAATAAATACTTTACTTTCAGTTATTGCAAGTGATGCGGCAAGACAGGTAACAAGTTTATTAAAGACTAGCTCTGCTACGGATTTTACCGATAGCAAAAAAACTGGAGGAGGCGGAATATTAGGTGCAGCTTTTGGTTTATTAAAATTAGGCAAAAAGGCTGCGCCAGTTGTAACGACTGCTGCTACTACAACGGCAGCTACCACAACTGCTGCATTAGCTCCGGCTGCTGCTGCTAGTCCATTGTTACCTATCTTAGCTGGAGTTGCTGCAATAGCAGGGATTGCATCCTTATTTAAAAAGAAACAACAGGCACCTATACCACAGGCATCATCAACAATCAGCACAAGTGCGGCAGGATCTGCTCAGGACTTTGGCGGTGGTCGTGTTGTATTTGAGATTTCAGGCACTAACTTAATTGGGGTGTTAAACAGAGCAGGTGCTAAATTACAGAGATTCGGGCCATGAGTTACAGTCAAAAATATTATTTTACGTTTTATTCGGACAGAGATACTCGGATTGTTGATGGGTTGCCAGATGAATATTTGTGCAGTATCTCGCAGTTAGATTATGCAGGTGCATCTACAGAGATTCAGGCTCAGCAGAATCCTATACAGATTAACTATCAAAATACATCAAGTAATAAGCTAGAGCCTATTATCGGTTCTGAGTGTACGTTAAATCTAATAGCAACTGAGGACTTTGAGCTAGAGGATTTGTATAGCGAGAATGAGCGTGAGTTCATGGTGCAAATTTATCGCAAAGAAACTCCGAATACATTAATTATTAACTGGGAATTAGAAGAAGATATATCAGGAGTTGATGCAAACTTAGAGATATTGGTAAATGGTGTTCAGATAGTCAATCAGTTTAATAGTGCATCCGGATCATTTAATATTAATTTTGGCGATACTGTTTTAATTAAATCATTTAGTTACACATCGACATCAGGTAATAATGGTGTTAATTTAGAAATTACAGGAATACCAACTAAAAGGTCTGTCATATTCCCTTTTGCAATGGATACAACTATTATACCTACAACTGATATAAATGTTTTTTTGCAAAGTACTCATTCAGCTACAGAATATACCGCTATCCGTTCAGCGGTGTTTGAAACATCTTGCGCATCTGGTGAGGGATCCTTAGAGGTCTTTACTAAAAATTATAATAGCGTGACAAGTCAGGCAGCAGCTCAGGCTCTAGCAGATGCTGATAGCGGATTTACGGCAGAAGGGCAAGCCTATGCAAATGCAAATGGCGTTTGTTATGTTAGTCCAGGCGAATTTGAGGATTTAATCTGGCAAGGATTTATCATTCCAGATGGATGTCAGGAGTCTTTTACATTTCCGCCTTATGTTATTTCTGTAAATGCGGTTGATGGAATAGGGTTGCTAAAAAATCTGTCCTATGTACAGAATGATGGAAATTTCTATTTAGGTAAACAAACTTTTATAGAAGTCATACAGGCTTGTTTGGTAAGGTTAGAAGCACCTGCATTGTATCTAAATACTTGCGTAAATATCTTTGAAGATAGCATGACGCAAGGCGATACATACGATCCGCTAGATCAATGCTATGTAAATAGTGAACGGTTTTTAAAGGATGACCAGTTTAATCCTATGAGTTGCGAGGAGGTTCTTAGATCTGTTTTAGAGTTATGGACTGCCGTATTAGTACAAAGTTCTGGCGAATGGTTTATTTATAGACCAACGGAGTTAGCCGTAGATGGCAGTTTGACTTTTAGAAGATATTTAGATGGTTACAGGGTTTATGATCAATCTACATTAACAGAGAATTTAGATTTAGTTTTAGGTGGTGAAAGTGAGGGCGTAATTGCAGCTCCTTATTTTCATATCAATACAGATCAGATGAAAATGATTGACAGACCGTACAAAAATGCGTCGATGTCTTTTCTTTATGGTTTTGTAACCTCTTTGATTGTAAATCCAGAATTTGTTGGATGGAATGGCATAACTTTTACAGATTGGGCAAAGAGTAATGTTTTATTACCACTTACAGAAGATTCTGCCGGTGGCGCTAAATTGGGCAATGTAACTGCATCGCCTGGTCCTTATGAGTATATTCAAAACATTACACCTGCGCCAATTACAGAGGGCGATATGGTGGTGTTTAAGATGAGTTATTATAACTATATATCAGACGGACCAAGTGCTAGAGTTATGCTAACTGATGGATTAACAACATGGTATTTAGACCAGACTGGCGAATGGGGTGTAAATGATACTAGAATAAACGGCTTGACTTTACAATACTATGAGGGCGCTATGAGTATTACTGCACGTAGAGCGCCAATTACAGGAAACCTAACTATTAGACTATACGAAGCACGTGAGGACTTAATACCTCCATCTATTGATTTATTTATTACTTATAGATCAGCAAGTATAATTCCTAACATAGGCACAGAGGATCCTATTGGTGAAATGCATACGGCTACGCAAACAGGGAAGTTTACTTTTGTGCCAGAAACTGTTAATCTGTTTAATGGCGATACAACATCAAATTTATATCTAAGCGGAATTTATCAAGCAAACCAAACGACGCTAACTACTTTATGGAATCGCAGAGGAATATCTGAGAGTATTTTAGCTACTCCTTATGAAAGTAGCAAAGCATTTTTACGAATATCAGTAGAAGAAAAACAGAGATTATACGCAGGACCATTTGTGCGCTTTGAGGGATCTATATTTGGCTACTTTAATCCTTTGCAGAGGTGGTCAATTAATTTAATAGAGGGTTATTTTATGAATTTAAGCCTAACTTATGACTTACAGCAGAATATTTGTAAAGCAGTTTTAGGTAGAATAGTAGATGACGAAATTGCTCTGGATTATACGTTAACTCCAGATTACGGAGCGACAACTAAAGTAACTGTAAAAGCAGGACCATGATGCTATTTATAAACAATGTGCCAGTAGGTTGTTTAACCTCTGTAAGCAGATCAGAGCAGATTTCTTTTCTAGCAACGTGCAAGACTTCACAGTCAGGCGGACTAACTCAATTAGGTAGGATCTACACCTACTCAATACCCTTTGAGGGTGTTATGACTACCGAAAATAATATAATGTCGTGGACAGGCTTAAAATCGCTTGAAAGAGTTCAGATAGATTGGGAAATTACAGGCGATGGCATAGAGGGTGAGCAAGGGCAAGGATTTATAGAGAATTTAGAGATATTAGGTGAGGTGCAGGATTTTATTAAATTTAGTGGTAATATAACAGGATATGACTGATTTAATGCTTTATATAAACGATACGCCTGTTGGGTGTTTGCTGAGTAATAATCTAGCTGAAAATATCAACTTTATAAAGACTTGCAAGTCTACGCAAGATATGGCTCAAAAGCAGTTACCACAGTTGCATTCTTATTCTATAAGTTTTGAAGCGGTCTACTCTACAGATCAGGCTATAATAGGTTGGGATCAGTTAAAAGATTTAGGCAGGTCAAGACAGATTATGGACTGGTCAATGCTAAACACAGATACGAATGAGGGCGATGCAGGTGAGGGGTTTCTGGAATCTTTAGAAATAACCGGAACCTCAGAGGATTTTGTTAAATTTACAGGAGTTATTACCGGATATGGAGCAATAGTAAATGCAGCTCTAGCTTATAATGTCTGGGCTCAGGATTCAGGTGTTTATGTGGATAACGGTGGTGGTTTGTATGTATTTGTAAATTAAAATATTATGCCAGTAATTAATGGAGTTTATTTAAAGGATTTTACGGCATTACCGAGTTCGGTAACGGATGCTAATATAATACCTATTGCTATTACAGGCGATAATATAGCGTATAGAACAACTGTCGGAGGTATTGTGACAGATGCTAGAGTTACAAGTAAGCTACTAACAGGATTATCAGTCACAGGCAGCGCAATTCTTGCAACAGATACAATTTTACAAGCATTTGGCAAAGTTCAGAATCAGCTAAATGGTAAGCAAGGAACTATAACGCTTACCACAACTGGCACAAGTGGTCCATCTACATTGGTTGGCAATACTTTAAACATTCCTAATTATGCTGATGGTGGAGTGCTATCGCTATCAGCTATCGGTGCGGTTCCTAACGCAAACGCAGCAACCATAACAGGAACTGTATTAAATTTGCAACCTGCATCAAGCTCCTTTGGTGGTGTAATAACCACAGGCTCGCAAACAATAGCAGGTGATAAAACATTGACTGGTGCGTTGATAGGCACAACTGGAAGTTTTTCATCTAGTGGTGGTAGCGATACATTTAGTATTAATCATTCAAGCGGTGCAGGTATTGCGTTAAATATTACAAAGGGTGGAAATGGCGAGGGTATTTATGTTAATAAGACTTCGGGAAGTGGTAATGCGGTAACTATTATAGGAACGCTAAACGCTACAACTTTGGTTAAGTCAGGTGGCACATCTGCGCAATTCCTAAAAGCTGATGGTACTGTTGATTCGACTACTTATCAAGGTGCAATTACCTTAACAACGACAGGCACAAGTGGTGCAGCAACTTTTATTAGCAATACATTAAACATTCCTGATTATGGTTCTGCATTAAGTGGTTACTTACCATTAACAGGAGGTACGCTTACAGGAGCATTATCAGGAACAAGTGCAACCTTTACAGGAACAACTTTATCTGGTGTTGTAAAAGGAATAGCTACAAGCGGATTTGGTGTATCAGGAGAAGCAACAAGCGGAAATGCAGTTGCTGGTAATGCTACTACTGGGGTTGGGGGTGTTTTTATTGCTAATAACACAGGTGGAGTTGGATTAATTGCTGATTCA